ATCCATGAAATCTACTCAATTAAAAATTAGTAGAAAATGGAATTCAATGATGTCGGGCATAAAACTAAAAGGTAAAAACGGTTTATATACACCGGCATCTTTTAGCCACATTTACAAACTAAAGACTACACAAATGTCTAATGACAAAGGCACATGGTTTGGTTGGGAAGTTAGTAAAGTTGGTCCAATTACCGATGCAAGTATCTATCAACAAGCTAAATCGTTTTCTGATAGCATCTCTAAAGGTGCTGTGAAAGCGAAGCATGGTGAAGAGAAACCAAAGGAATCAAGCATTATATAATTCTCTTAGAGAATGAGTGCACAACGTGGGCCAGGAGGGAGACTGAGTGGCCCACGTCAACAGAATTGTTATGGATAAAAAGTATATAGAATTTTTTGAAGGATACAGGCTGGCCTACGGGGTAGCGGATATGTCTACTCTAAAGGTTGACCCAGAAAGCAGAAAGCAGAAACCGATATACAGATGGAACGACGAAGAACTTACAGATAAAGTTTATTTAAATCATTTAGAAGGGACACAGTCTATTGGTGTGCAACCTTGTAATGAGAATGCAGAAGCAAGATTTGGCGTCATAGATATTGACCCACAAAATTATGAAGACTTTGATAAAAAATTTTTTATAGACACAATACAAGAATATAAATTACCATTAATACCAGTGTTATCTAAAAGTGGTGGTCTACATTTGTATTTATTTTTAAACTCTTTTATACCTGCTACATTAATTAAATCTTTTTTAAGCAATCTATTACCATTATTTAAATTAAAACCAGATTGTGAAATATTTCCTAAACAAACACAACTAACTAAAGACAATGAGACAGGTCAAATAAACAAAGGTAATTTTATTAACTTACCATATTTTAAAAAATCAGAACGAGTTGCAATTAATTTAGATGGCACGCCTTTTAATTTTGATCAATTTATAAAAGTAATTGAAAACAACACAGTCAGTGCAGAAGATTTAAAAATTATTACAGAGTCTATTGAAAAACAAGACATGGAAGGTGTTGATGAAGAGTTTACAGAAGGACCACCTTGTCTAGCAAGGTTAAGTAAGATAATGAAAAACCCTAGTTTTGATGGCAAGGACAGATTTATGTACAACTATCATGTTTTTGTTAAGATGAAATATCCAGATAGCTGGCAACAAAAAGTTATGAATGCACCAGTAAAATATTTTTCTGGAGATCATGCAAATGCTTGGGACAAACAACACCTAAATCAAAAGGTAAGATCCTGGACTAAGACAGAAAAAGGTTTTACTTGCACACAAAGTCCTATTAGTGATTATTGTAAGAAAGGTATATGTGTAAAGAAAAAATATGGAATACTTGCAGGATCTAAAGGAGCTTATCCTGTTTTAACTAATCTTAAAAAAATAGATTTAGATCCAGAACCTGAGTATGAGTTTGACGTAACAAAGTCAGATGGTATTGGAACGGTAACTGTTCATTGTAAAACTATTGAGCACGTCAATGACCAACGTAAACGTAGAAATGCAATAGCAAAAGCTGCAGGGTTTCCGCCACCAATTATTAAAGGCGATGAAGATCAAACAGTATTGGAAGTATTATATAAGACACAAAAATTAGTGCATCCACCTATCGGTACATCACCTAAAGAAAAACTACATGACGTATTACACGCAAAAATAAATGGACCTAAAGCCATGAATGATGCATCGTTTAAATCAGGAACAGTATTAATAGAAGATGGCTATGCATATTTTAAATTTGAAAAATTTTATGACAAGTTAAGGGCAAAGAATTGGAAGTACAGTGAGGATAAGACAGGTGTTATGATGAAAGTTAATTATAAAAAATGTGACATACAATTCTTAGAACAAAAAAGATTTCCAACAAAAGAGAAAGGTAAATACAACACACCTACAAAAAACATTGTAATGATTGATGTGTCAGAGTTTGAAGACATAGTTATTAACCATACTAAACTAAAACACAACACGGAGATAATGTGATTAGAAAAATATTGGGTCCTCCTGGTACAGGTAAAACAACAAGACTTATTAAATACGTAAAGACATTTGTTAAACTTGGTACACCTATTGATAAGATAGGTTATTTTGCATTTACAACTAAAGCTGCCAACGAGGCAGTAGATAGAATGTTAGATGCATATCCTAACTTACAGAAAAAAAATTTAAAACATTTTAGAACACTACATTCGTTAGCCTTTACACAGTTAGGTATGAAGAAAGCCCAGGTTATGCAGGACGAACACTACGAAGACATAGGTAGAAAATTAGGTATTGAGGTTACAGTTTATTCTAATGGAGAAGAGAAGACTGGTTTTGTAGATTCTGATAGTGAGTATTTTAATATTATAAATGCAGCAAGAATTAAAAACGTATCTATTGAAGAAGAATATAATACAGACATGTATTCTGAAGACATAGATAAACACCAATTAAAAATTTTAAAAGAAGAAGTAGATAATTACAAGCAAGCCTACGGTCTGGTAGATTTTACAGATATGATTGAAAGATTTAATGTGGCAGAATTGTGTCCGAAATATGATGTAATATTCGTTGATGAAGCACAAGATTTATCGCCAATTCAGTGGAAAATGTACGATATACTGAAGAAAAACTCCAAACATATTATATTAGCTGGCGACGATGATCAAGCAATTTATGGTTGGGCTGGTGCAGATGTTAAAAGATTCCAGGACGAGCCTGCAAAAGACATTATTTTGCCACAATCTTACAGGGTACCTCAACAGGTACAGCACGTCGCCGATCAGATCTTACGTAGAATACCTGATGACAGAAGAATTAAAAAACAATGGGCACCGCGTCCGGAATCAGGGACCACGAATTACATAACGTCTATTGAGGATGCGCCACTACACAGTGATGATTGGTTAGTGTTAGCTAGAACTAACGACAAATTAATAAAATTAAAATCTACATTACGGGACATGGCTATTTACTTTGAAATTAAAGGCAGAAAGAGCTATAAGACAAGATTGTATACAGCGATTAAAAATTATACCAGGTGGACCAACGGAGACAAATTATCTTTATCAGAATGTAAAGACTTGTTTGAATTTTTAGAAATAGAGTGGGTCATGACTGACGAAAGAATGTATGATCTACAAGAGTTTGGTTTTAAATTAGACAAACCTTGGTATGAAGAATTTAAATCTGATCCAGAAGAAAGTTTATACATAAGAGAATTATTAAGAAACGAAGAAAAATTAAATAATCCAGCAAGAGTAAAACTATCAACAATACATGCAGCCAAAGGTGGCGAAGCAACAAACGTATTATTAATTTTAGACAACACAAAAAAAATTAGAGAAGCAATAGAAAAAAGTCAAGACAAGTACGATGAAGAACAAAGAGTTTGGTACGTTGGGGTAACAAGAACAAAACAAAATTTATACATACTAACAGCTAAACAGGAGGACAAAGGTTATGACATCGAAAGTTTGGGATAAACAACACGGCGGATCACATTATCAAAAATATAAAATTCAGCCAAGTAAGTTTGTAGTAGAGAACGAATTGCTATATCCTGAAGGTTGTGCTATAAAGTATATCATTCGTCATCGCGACAAGAATGGAAAGGAAGATATATTGAAAGCAATACATTTTTTAGAAATGATACTTGAGAGGGATTACAATGAAAATTCCTAAGTTTGAAGCACAAACAGAGTGGGTTAAACCTACAGAATTTCCAGACTTACGTCATGTAGATGAGATAGCTATTGACCTGGAGACAAAAGATCCAGACCTATTAAAGAAAGGATCTGGTGCTGTAATAGGTAATGGAGAAGTAATAGGTATTGCTGTTGCAACTAAAAACTACAAGGGATATTTTCCTATTGGTCACGAAGGTGGTGGTAACATGGATAAGAAACGAGTCTTATCTTGGTTTAAAGATATACTAGAAGCCCCATCAACAAAAATTTTTCACAATGCAATGTATGACGTTTGTTGGATTAGAGCGTTAGGTTTTAAAATTAATGGCGACATTGTCTGCACGATGATAGCTGCAGCAATTACAGATGAGAATAGATTTAGATATGACCTTAATAGTTTATCGTGGCATTACCTGGGCTATGGTAAAAACGAAGTTGCACTTGCAGAAGCTGCAGAAGAATGGGGTATAGATCCTAAAGCAGAAATGTATAAGTTGCCTGCAATGCACGTGGGTGCCTATGCTGAAAGAGATGCAGAAGCAACTCTTGGCTTATGGCAAGAAATGAAAAAAGAAATTATTAATCAAGACTTAGAAGACATATTTGATTTAGAAACAGAATTGTTTCCATGCCTGGTTGATATGAGGTTTAAAGGTGTACGTGTAGATATAGATAAAGCACATACAATGAAGACAGAATTTAAAAAAGCGGAACACGAATTACTAAATAAAATAAAAGGGGAAACAAACATAGACACACAGATCTGGGCAGCAAGAAGTATTGCCAATGTATTTGATATGTTAAGATTAGAATACCCACGCACAGAAAAAACAGAAGCACCATCATTTACAAAAAATTTTTTACAAGAACACAAACATCCTGTTGTAAGAATGATTGCACAGGCAAGAGAGATTAACAAAGCACACACAACATTTATAGATTCTATTCTACGTTACGAACACAATGGTAGAATACATGCAGAGATAAACCAATTAAGAAATGCAGGAGGAGGCACAGTTACGGGTAGGTTCTCCTACCAGAATCCTAATTTACAACAAATACCTGCTAGAAATAAAGATCTTGGACCTAAGATAAGGTCATTATTTATACCCGAGGAAGGCCATAGATGGGGTGTATTTGACTATTCTCAGCAAGAGCCTAGGCTGGTAGTGCATTATGCTGCTTTGTATAAACTACCTTCAGTTTACGATGTAGTAGAAGCATACGAAACAGATCCTAACTCAGACTTTCACCAGACTGTAGCCGACATGGCAGAAATACCACGTTCACAAGCAAAGACAATTAACCTTGGACTATTTTATGGTATGGGTAAAGCAAAATTACAAGCAGAGCTTGGTGTAACAAAAGAAAAAGCTGCAGAATTATTTAACACATATCATGGTAGAGTACCATTTGTTAAACAACTTATGGAGAAAGCATCAAACAGAGCACAGGACCGTGGACAAATCCGTACATTGCTAGGACGACTATGCAGGTTTCACTTATGGGAGCCTAATAGTTTTGGTATGCATAAAGCCATGCCACACGAAGAAGCACTCAGGGAACATGGACCAGGGATTAAAAGAGCTTACACTTACAAAGCATTAAATAAATTAATACAAGGATCCGCTGCAGATATGACAAAAAAATCTATGTTAGAATTATATAAAGAAGGAATTGTACCACACATACAAATTCACGATGAATTAGATCTGTCAATTGAAAATGACGCACAGGCTAAAAAGATAATTGAAATTATGGAACAGGCTGTTAATCTAGAAGTCCCAAATAAAGTTGACTACGAATCTGGCGACAATTGGGGGGAGATTAATGACTGATGGCTTATTTAAATGCAAATATACCCATAATAGAATGTTACGTTAGAGGTAACTATCTTAGAGATCAAAAAGATTCTCACGATAAATATTTTGAATGCACTGTTTTTGGTTTTAGTTCAATACCAAACTCTGTACCACTATTTCATTTTATGATGGATGACGGTGGATTATGGTGGCGAGCACCTATCTCAGCATTTTGTAAAAAACCAAACGTAAAAGAACTACCATTAGATGAATTAATGATGTGGGATTGTTTTAGTTACAATGTAGCTGTTACAACTTTCTATGAATTAGCTGGATCTAAAATGAAATATATCTCTAGACGTAAAGTTAAAAGAGAAGGAACATATTTATTTACTATAGACTGGTGTTCCGGAGACTTTAATGAATTAAATTTTGGTTATTCAGAAAAACCAGATCAACACAAGTGTGGCCATGTAATTGAATTAGACGACGGAAACTATGCAATACAGCCAAATAATAGACTAAAGGTGTTTGATACGTCAATGGGTAATGACCCATCAAAAACCTTGATTAATAGACTAGTAACTAGTAAAACATGGTCTGTTGAAAAAACATCTAAATGGATAACAGACGAGCACGAAGAAGGCATGTATGATTATCAACTTAGAGAACTGGAGGAAAAAAATGATTAAACAATACAAAGATAAATTTATGATATGGCAGATGCATAACAGAAGAGAAATTGTATGTGCTGTTGCAGGATTTATAATAGGTGCTTTAATATTTTAATTTATGCCCTATGAATATAGCCGATCTGTTAAAGAAAAATATAGTTATGGTACCAGTGGTAGCTTCCGTATTAGTCGGAACATTTACTGGTGTTAAGTATGTTGTTAACTTAACAGACACAATTAATGCTAACAAAGCAGAAATAGAAAAAATTCAAACAGTCGATCTTGTAAACATACAAAGGGACATGAAAGTGTTGACCGATGGTGTAAATACAGTTATTGCAAAATTAGAAAGAGCTGAAGGCACGTGGGAAATGGCTGAAAATTTATACGAAGTCTTAGCTGATAAAGTTAGACAGATGGAATACGACATCAAAGACCTTAACAGAGAAATAAATTATTAGGATGAACTATGGAGAATGCCAGGATGAATTATTATTTTACAGGAATTCTCATACTAATGCTTACAGCTTTAGCTTTCTGTGCTGGTCCTGCATATCCTAGAAACGAATATTTAAACGACGGCAGTACTAGATGTGGTGAAGTAGATGTGTCTGTATCTAATCGTGATTACGAATATGATAACTATGATCGTAGTTGGAATGAAAGTAATTCTCAGGAATTAAGATTATCATTTAGAAAATATTTAGGCACAGACTGTAAAACATCAAAAGAAAATGCACAAATCAAACAACAACTAGAACTTATGAAGATGTGCAACAAAGTAAATAGAAACCCAAGTCTGGCACAAAATGAAAACTTTGCATTGTTGGTGTCAAAATGTAGGGGTGTAATACCACAAGTAGATGAAACAGAAACAATGCCTACAGGTAGTCTCTGGGATGAATTAAAAGACGATTACATTAAAGAAAACCCAGAATCTAAGACTTTAGATAACAATAACAGCACGTTGAAAATGCCGCCAGATGGGTATATACTGCCTCCACCAAAACCAAAAGATGAATAAAAATTCC